TCAGCTCGTTGGTCATATACACCGTCAAAGGATTCGTTCAATATAGGTTCTACGATTGAACGGAAGTCCGTACTTCTCATTGGGGCTGCCATAATTTATTCTCCTATATTAAACTTGGGCTACATATTGACCGTAGAAGTTTGTGTTAGTAAGTTGTACCCGAACTACGGTGTACGCATCACCCCACGCATTATCTACGTTTTGTGCTAAATCTACCACACGCATTTGGGCTTGTTGTCCGTTTGTAACGGCAGTTGAAGCACCTAAAGTGGCTTGTGATAGCCCTGTTGTTGCATTTCCAGCGGTAATATTCGTAAAGTAATATTCACCACCAATGCTTGTTTGTGCCATAGAACCATCGGCTTGAATTTCATAAACAATGTTTAAATCGTTATAAAAATAAGCGTTAGTAATAGAACCAGATTGCACGGTTGTGCCAGATGGCCAGTAATTACTTACACGGCGACGACCTGTTGTATCGGTAAATTCAACGCCTTGAAACGAACCTGTTACGGCGTATTGTTGACTTGTTGAATTACCAGTTGTGGTTTGCGCAGCGATAATTGTACCGTTAGCAGAACCAGTTGAACCTACGTTAGCAGCGCTAACATAAGCAATTGGTTGCTGTTTGTAAATATTCGCAGCATAACCCGATGTGATACCGTTTTGCAAAACCTGCGCACGTTCCAAACCCGTTGGAAAGAATGCTGGGCGTAAGCCAAACGGAGCGGATATTGATGACATATACTACTCCTTTTAAAATTGGTTAAATAAAAAATTTTGGTTTTGACGCTTTTTACAAAGCCATAAAGCAAAATCGCATCTAACGCAATTTTTAAAGTCTGTAATACAAAGCCCGCTTAATTAAAAGTAGGCACACTCCTAGTTAAATCAAAATTCATACCATCGCCTTCAACTTGACCCAATGCTCGACCATTGGAATCCCTTGCGTTTAACAATTGGTCTTGCTGTACTTTGATCTTCTCTTGTTCATCTAACGGAGCATAATGGTGAACTTCAGCCATATACTGTTGATAAATGTCCATAGGAAGTTTATACAGAACCATCTCATTACACGCAACAAAGCCTTCCATTTCGCCTGCTTTTACACGGAAGTTTTCAAAGCCAGGAACTTCATCGGCTTTCACTGGTGTGTATCCTATACGCATACGTTTGTGGATGGGATCGTATTGATGGGTGGTTGATAGCCAGCAACAATGAAATCCAGGAATTTCAGGTGCATTTGGTAATGCTTCTTGTGCAAACTCATCGCGAAACATACGGCGACGTTCTTGGCTAGCAAAATTTTGTTCAGGAGCTCTGCGGGAAATATCCTCTTGAGCTCTATCTTGTCTGCCTACACCAGTATTCTTTTTTAAACGATTGTCCATATTTATCCTCTAACCTTGTTCTCTTTGTCCCATTGACGGAAACGATTAATCATCTTCATCTTTTGTTCAGGATTGTTCCAAACACCTGCCTCTTTCAAGGCTTGAACTCGCTCGGGGCTTATATAATACTCATTACCCTTTGCTGTTGCGTTTGACTCTCTGCCTGAACTTGTAACAACAGAACGTGGTCTTTGACTTCGCACATTGGGTTCATTATAACTTGAATTTGAGATTTCAGGCAATCTTTTTCTTACACGATATGTTAATTCATCCCAATAGTCCTGAGTTGTAGGGTCGTAGCCTTCTTTTGTAAGCTGTTTATCGATAATTTGAGTTATTTGAGACTCCTCTGTTTCACCCCTAGGATCATACCATGGATTCTCTTCCATCCAATCAGCAACCATACGTTGAACCATAGGGTCTGGAACATCTAATCTTTGATTTTGCGGTTGATGGGTAGCCTGCTTTTTAATACTGGCTAAAGATTCCATTTTTCGTTTTGCGTCGAATAACATCTCTTGAGCTTTAATCGCCGATTGCCCATCGCTTTTGTCGACTGCTTCTTGAAGTTTCATTTTTGCATATTCAACTTCAACGCCAGCATCTTCAATCGCTTTATCTACCCTTGCAATTTCAGCCCCGCTTGTTTTCTTTTCTACAATAGCCAGACGTTCAGCTAACATTTCATTCTGTTTACGTAAAGCATTGATTAAAGAAGATGATTCACGTACTTTTTCACGATGTAATTGTTTCTTTAATTTGCGCTCTTCACGTCTTGCTTCTCGTATAGCTTCTCTTTCTGGGTCAATGTTTTCAGCGTCTTCAGCCTCGTCACTCGCACGATATTCTGATTCTTTTTCTTCAAGCTGCGGGTTTTCTTCACCTTCGGGCAAAGTAACCCTTACTGAACCATTATCTTCTTCAGCAATTTGCATTTCCATTTTTTCTGTTGGTGTCATGATTTCTCCTTAAACGAATGCAGTAATAGCACGAGGATCACCAGTCACACGACCGATAATTTCGTAGTCATTAAAAAAAGTGAACAAGGCTTTACCCTTAACACCTTTTTCATCGGTATATTCAATTTCCCACCGATCACCACCCCATTTAGGAACACGCACATAATCGCCAACTTCGCACCAAATACCTTCCGCCCAAGGCTGTAATGTATCACGGTTCTTATAGGCTAAAGGTCCTTTACCTAAAACTTTACCGATCATTGTATTCCATTTTTCAATCTCTTTAGTTTCTTCAGCTAATACGATTCCGCTTTCAGTTACTTTTTCTTTAACTGCTCGCAGTTGAACCAATACTCTAGCGCCTAACGGAGCCATCAATGGATCAACATCTGGAAAGGCTTCCTTCAGTGATTGTTCTAAGTCATAATTCGTCATCTTTGCTATCCTTTTCTTCTAAAAGATTGTTTAAAATTAACAAGGCTTCTTCCAAACCTTGGTGTTGCCCTACATATCTCTGGTAACTTTCAAAGTTTGCAAACCTTCCATTTACCATTGAATCAACAATTTCTTGTTGTTTTATTTTAATCGCATGGATTAAGCCATTGGCTAACTCCATTAACGACCTCTACCTGCTTTTTTACCTACTGCTATTGCTACTATTAATCCAGATTTTTTAGCCGTGCCACCCTTTTTTAAGGTCGCTACTGCATGTGGTTCGGGCTTTGTTAATTTTGGTTTAACACCCTTAGCTGGTAAATTACGAACCACCTTTTCGGGATATGCGCCAATTAACTCGTTATCGGGTTGATGGGATTCGGGAATTACTTTCCCACCCTTAGCGAACTTCTTTACTTTTCCACCTTTTTTAAGGTGATTACTTTCTTGCTCGCCATACATGGCTATACGTTTATGCATATTAATTGCTTCAGACATTTCCTTCTCCTTGTGGTGGTTGTTGTTGCGATTGTTGCTGTTGTTCTTGCTGCTGTTGTTGTGCTGCGCCTTGTTGCGAAATCATATTATTTTGTGCTGCTTGTTTCTGACGTTCTAAATCTTGAAGATGTTGCAAATTTAACTGTTGAACTTCTTGTTGATGTTGCTGATTTGCTTGCTGTTGTTCATACTGTCGCTCTAAAGTCATTGAATTTACGTCATGTGTAATTTTTGCGCTTTCAATTTGCTCTTGAGCTACTATACTTTGTTGTTTGGCCATTGCGTCATCAGCTTGTTTCTTCGCTTTTAACTGTAAATCAGCTTGATCATAGGCTGCTTTACGTTTTGTTTCAGCCATAGAGCTCTCTTGTAACGCTTTTACCTGAGCTATAATGTTTGGATCAGTTGGTTGCATATTATTCTGACTCATATTCTGTAGAGTCTGAAGAATTTGCTGAATCGCTGGCATAACTTGTTGCGCATATAACCGCTGACCATCTTGATGTACATGTTGCCCGACAACTTTAAGCATCTCTTGAGCTTGATATGGGACCGCTTGAACTTTTGCTGCGTTAAACGGTTTACCTATTGACAAAGAAGCGATTGTATCGGTCTGATTTAAGTACCATAAAACCAAATGTTGTTTGATATGTTCAATAACAGGTGGTAAAAATGTTGGCGCAATAATAGGGTTAGCACCAAATATTGGGTCAGTTGCATATTGAATATGATCTAGTATATGGGCTAAATGGTTTTGACCTATAAAAGCCCCAACAGGTTTACCGAGAGTCATAGAAACATTTTCTAAAGCTGAATTCATATCTTTAACTTCTTGAGGATCTGGTAAAACCTCATTCACATCTGGGATACGTATCTGTTTCATGATGCGTTTTTCAACTGCTAACCGATTATACAAATCAGGGTTAGCTTGCGCACGTGCTGCCAAGGCTTGGACTTGTAAATACCGCTGAGTCTCAGCGAAAATATGCGGATCGGAAACAGGAATAATATCAGAATTCGTTTTAAAATCTTCTTTAGTGATTTTTAAATCTATCATTAAATCACTTTTACGCTGTTCGTCTAAGTACCAGCGATTCAAACGAGCTAATATCTTAAGGACACGCTTTTGTGAATCGTGTAAACGTGAATGAATAGCACTATAAACTGCAGAACCTTGTTCAATCAGGGCTTGAGTCGTGCCGACTGGGGCTTGACTATTAATATCTTGAATTTTTTCTTCAGAAGTTGTTACAACACCTTTAGCAGCGCTATCTAACCAACCTAATAAAGCAAATAAAACTTGATTTGGCGGGTTAAACGGCACAGGCATCGCTATTTTTCTGATGTCGTCGACTCCTGGTGCACCCTCGATCTCAGTAACTTGTGTAACATCGATAGTTTGGGATTGCCCTGATATCTTTCCACCTTTGAGCTTGAGCATTGTCGGTGCATTGTTAATGTGTGCGCTGTCCAAAAGAGCACGCAATGCGCCAGTAAGAGCAGCAGAAAGACCGCCAATGAGATGAGGAAGCCCGATAGCATAAGCACCTCGCCATGGTATGAATTTGAACTCAACCAGCCAGTCAAGTTTTGTATAAGTGTCATCGCCATTCTCCCAGTTTCGGTACAAACCAATAACTTCATGTTCATACGCATCTAACATCATCACATAAGGCGCACGTTCACCTTTTGTATAACTATCACCATCAACTTCTAACCATGTGTATATATGATATACAGTGCGTAAACCATCTATATTATCAGAGTTTTCTTGTTTACCTTCGATTTTATTAGTTGCTTTTTGAGCACTTGACATTTCTGGCTCTTGAGAGACTTTATAAGTCCCAAGATCACGATATAAACCTTGTTCAACTCTTAAATCATATTCTTCTTGAGTGATAACTTGAACTTCGGTAACTCGCATTGCAGTATAAAAATTAACAGCTGCAAAAGGTAAATAAACATTATCAATCGGAACAAATTCAAAACATGGTCTGCGCTTATAATCGTCGTACCATACTTTTAAATACTGTGAACCACCGAGGGGTAGCTGTGTGAGCATTTGCTCTTCTTCATCACGGAACTCTTCAATCTGCTCGGTAAGTTGCCAATTCATATAGTCCCGTTTGCGCTCGGCTCGGGCTATTTTCTCTTCAGTTACTTCACCGATGATTTTTGATCGTACTGGTCCATCAGGTGGGAATAATTCTTTAATTGCTCTGGCGGCAAAGTCGACGCAAGACTCTGCCATGACGGGGTGAACCACTTTTGAAGCACCCATAAACTGAGCTCCTCCTGGAGCGTCATCTCCAAGACCCGTGCGTCGTATGCCTTCCTCGTATTTTTTATCACGTTCTTCCCTTGCATCTTTATCTTTATCGATTAAATCGATATATTTCATAGCGATTTTATCTAGGAAAAAATTATCTACAGTATCGGATAAGTTTTCATAAAAGTCAGGTTCGTCTTCTGGACCTTTTAAATCGTCAAGGTGAAGAATAGCAGAGCCATCTTCTTGCTCTTCAACGGCACCAGTAATTTCGTCTTCTAATTCGAATATAGAGCCTTGTTCTTGCTCATCAGCATTAGGGTCGTACATTTGCGGTATAGGCATTTCAGGCATTATTTTCTCCTAACTAATGCTAATTTCATTTCGTCTTTATTTTCAGCAAAGTATACCTTAGATTTGATTAAACCACCTTTTTTAAACCCTTTTAATTTTGGCTTAGTTAAAGAATCTAGTATATGTTGGCGAGTTTTCTCTGGGTTATTAGAGTAAATAGCGACTAGATCTTTCATATCAACAGGGGTAGTCGTAGCGAAAGATCCGCTCGTGAAACTATCTTGCCAATTTTTAGCATCAGTATCTTCATCAGGAACAAGATTATGCTCCTTCTTTTTCATTTTGAATTTAAGAATAGGCGCTTCATGCTGATATTCGTCTGGAACTGCTTCGTGCCATCTTTCTTTCTGAAAACGTGCTATCGTAGGGTGGGACCAGAAATATGCTCCGCCAACATGATCAGGGGCATAACCTTGTAAATTGTTATCACCGATATCTTTATTAGTAAGTTTGCCTGCTGCTAAAGGTCTTGCAACATCTTCGGGAATATGATAACCGACAACATATTCTTGATTTTCTTGCGGTGAAGATATATCTCTTAAATCATAATCCGAATTAGGACTCAAATCTTCATACGGTCTTACTTTATTTAAAATATCATCTAATTTTTTATCACCTGTGAATTTTTGTCGTTTAGGGGCTTCCCTTAACAGCTCAGGATACCCTACGCTACCACGTATAAAATTTCTTTGTAATTCGGGTTTTCCTGGATGATATTTTTCGACAGCTTCCCTTGCATTTATCCATTCGTTTCCATTATCAACATCTTTATATTCATAATTATCGAGGATATTCTGATATTCTTTTTCAGCTAAATCATCAAGATCTTTCTTTTTCAAGAATCTTGGCAATTTACCGCTATATAATTGATTTTTTATCAGGGCTTTGTCAGGATGTTTAATCGAGCTCGGTTGGTGCGTGTCTACCACGTCTACATTGTGAGTATCATAAACTTCATTTAAATCTTTTTCATTTTTATTTAAAAAAGCATGAACATAATCGTGATACTTATCTGCAACTCTTCCGTTACCTTTCCCTTTTATTTGTTCGATATTGTGAACGGGGCTAGGGGGTGGCTCGATAAATTTGCCACCATATTCTTTTATCAATCGGTGTAAACCACTTATATATTCATAAGGTGCATCAGCGTAATTATTAAGTTCCTCTGCTTGCTCTGCAAGCTCGGGATTGCTTTCGATAAAAGTTTTGTTTGCTTCATACGCATCAATAGGTGATGCGCCAGTTGGGGTTGCTTCGATTGTTACGTGTGGTCTGTTCTTATTGTCTCGCAGAGTAAATATACGGGTATCCCCGTTAGCCACATCTTCAGTATAACCTCCGACGCAGTGACCCATCTGATCACCTTCGTTTTTAAGAACTTCGTCTAATGTTTGATAATTTTTTGCTTTGTTATAACTCGCTTTTGCTTCGTCTGGTGAATTAAATAAAACTCTGCCCGACTCAGGGTCTTTCCAACTTAATTTTTGGTCAGGCTCAAGAATAGAAAATTTACCATTATTTTGTATTACGTTGGGGTTAAAATCTGTTTCAGGCATTTTAAGCTCGTGCCATCTGTACCCATTATCATATTCATGTGCAGGAGGGAAATGGGTAGCGAATGTATCCCTATTTGCAGTTGCTACTTTATCAGCTTGTTTTATGCGGTAATCATTAATCTTAGCAACGTGGCGTAATGCGTCTTTAACAGACATTTTATCTACGTCTTTGGGTCTTAATCTTAACTGCTGCGGTAAATTTTCATCTAGCATTGCGTTTTGAAGTTCGTCTATTGAATGTTCGAAACCAAGATCACGCATCGCATTATTATCTAACGTGTGAACAATTGCATCAGGATCTTTTGATATAAGTGCATCTAAACTTCTACCAGTTGACGGAAATATTCTAGAAAATTCAGTAGCCTCATATGGATATACAAGATTATCAACTCGGGCTTCCCACGCTTTACCCAATTCAGTTTTTGCATTTCCTTCAACTGGGAAACCCTGTTTTTCTCTGAGTTTTTTGACACCTTCGCTCGCTTCGTTAATACCTTCATCACGGATGTTAGGTATGTGAGAAATACCCTCATCATGTAATTCTCTAACAGGGTCGGTAGGGGTTGCTAAATCATTTTTAATATATTTACGTAACTTTGTATCAATCCAGTTATTTACGCTCATACGGGCTTTATTTTCTGGAGTTAAATAAGGTTCTAATAAAGCGTTTCTTTCTTCCGCAGGTAATGAAAATAACTGCGTGTTCGTTAAACCATTTGCCTCTTGAGCGAGCTTTGATTCGTCAAAAAGAAGTATTGCTCTTTTTTGATTACTTAAAGTTTTATCGATAAATTTGTCAACCCAGTTGCCACCTTTGTTTTTAACTGCCATTCCTGGAGCTGGTATATTTCCCTTTTCATATTGCTCACGTACGAATGCGTCGGCACCTTGCAATTTCGCTCCTATTGGGGTTTCACCTAATGCGTTTTGTCTTATAACTCCTGACCTAGCATTCGCAAAATCGGTCGGTATATTACGTATATCGTTTTTAAGCATGCTAGCATGTCCACCGAGCGCACGCACATCTTCTGGGGAGATACCTAACTCACCTCCATGAAGACCGAGCATCGGGTCGCCTATGCTTTCGAACGCTTTACCCACTCCTTCGTTAATCTGATTTGCATACTCGGAAGTCGGAGCAAAATAATTATTAATCGCTTGACCAGTCTCTGGAAATCCTGCAGAACTTGCCAGCGCAGCTGGGTAACCTGCTACTTGTGATATTAAGGCTTGGGGCAATGCCGATATCCCAAAACGATCAGCCAAAGCCTGCGGTATATTCGTCGCTGTGCTTACGGGGGGTTTAACAGGTATCGAGCTTTGCCCACCTGAAGGCAGCTCTCCAGGGAGCAAGCTCAACGCTTTTTCTCTCTGTGCATACGAGGCGGGGGTTGTTCGATTCTGTAACGCTTGGTTTCTTATCTGTTGATTCTGCAACGCCAACCTCATGTCGTCTTGACTCGGGGTTGTATCGTCATTGCTGATCACATTACCTAGTTCGTCGTATTGCGGCATAACAGTTCCTTATATTGCGTATGGATTAACATAAACACGACGGGAGTCAGCGTAATCGTCATCGGCAACAGGATGATGATCAAGAGTAATTATGCCCGCATCTCGTAAATATCGCAAGGCTTGTGATAAGGCATCTACGTAATCGTCATGCTTAGCCATTGGGAATGCAGCAATCTCTCTTAGAAATGGATCAAGCCATGTCATCGGTTGTCCGCTTCTTTCATTCGACTCCGGCAAATACACTAGCCCCTTCTCGATCATCGGTGAAACAATATTCAATCGAGTTGTCTTATCGGCATTCCCTGGATTGTAACCCGTTACAGGTATCATCGTCTGGCGTAAATCCTGCAGTAACGATATACCAGCAGACTTATCTTCAATCAGTACTAAGTCAACTTTCTTGCCATTACTGAACTCGTCTGGGTCTCCATAAATGGTCGTGAACTCTTCTTGTACACGGCGTCGTAAATCTGGATATAGCATTCGATCAGACCAGCAGTCAATGAGCATAACTCGAGAACCGTGGTCGGCACTTGGACGAAACACCCCCAGTACAACACACGCTGTGGGGTCGTTCACTGTTTTGTCGGAGGTGGCTACGTCGTACGACTGAATAACGAAGCTGAACTGGGGTAACGACTTCTCAGATGGCCAAAGTCGGAACCACGAACGCTTAACCAGTCCGGACTCTTCTGGATCTAGAATCTCTGCATAAATCTCCTGACGTCCAATCGTAGTGCCTTCGTACTGCATAATTTGTTTCTGGAAGGTCGGGGCTAGGTTGTGAAGGTTGGAATATGTAGAAGCCGTGGTCACATGAACGTCACTTCCGTCGCGATCCGCCAGCTCAACGATCTTAGGCACTGGTTTTGGTGTGGTGGTGCATAACATCTTTGGGTCAGTACCGAGTCGTAGGGAGAATGCAATCATGTCCCACGCTTCCTCGAGGTACTCCCAAGCAGCCAGCTCGTCACACCAAACATGGTTCCATTGTGGTCCACGGAAACGTGATGGTTCCGATGCTGCAATTCCTTTTATTAAACTTCCATTCTGCAAGGTTAACTCATGCAGGGACACGGAGTAGTTTTGAATAAGCTCGGGTGGGCAAACTGCAATCAGACCTGAATCACCACCAAAGCAGACGTCCCGTATGTCTCCAGACGTGGGGGCGCTCACTAGGATGCGGGATCGTGGTTGCGTCCATGCCGTCCACCAAACCCATTCAGCAGCCAGCCGAGTCTTCCCTGCTCCTCGCCCAGCCAGTAACAGCCAAGTGCTCCAATCTCCTGTCGGTTCAATCTGGTGCTCGAGCGCTATGCTGAGCCACTTGAGTCGAGCCTGCATCGCTGCTTGCCAAACTGCGCTAAGGTTGTTGAGCGCATCAGCGTTTGACTCGATCTTTTCAGCGAACAACTCTTGCTGGGCGCCAGTCAACATTACTTGCTCTTGTCTTGGCGCAGCTTTAAGATGTCGCCAGCGAGAGCCACCGCAAGCTCGCCAGCAAAGTCAACTTTCACGTTGCCTCCATCAGCACCAGTAATTTCCGTTGACTGAATTGCTTTACCGTCCAAACGATCGAACACTTCCTTGATGGCTGGGAGGTCACCTGCTTCCGCTGCATCAAGAAGTGCTTCAGCGATCTTGTTCAAGCGTTGAGGGTTCTGTGTGGTCAGCCTTCTAAGCGTTGCAGACATTGCTCCTCTGACCGCAGCATTGTGCTTTGGAGAGTTAGTCATCAGCTCTTTCTTAGAGAAAGCAGAGACAACCTCTTTGTCTGTCTTAGGTTTTGGTACTCCTTTCGGCATATCGATTCCTCTCTCATTGTTTTAAGAGGAATTATAACCTAAAAAAGACATTTTAAAGAAATTAATTTCAAAGCGCAACAAAACATCTAATTCCGCAGGTAAAACATTCTCGTCCGTTCCCGTTCGTTCCCGACCGTTCCCGTCCGTTCCCCATCCACGGAAAGTACTGCAAATCAGGGTAAAATACCTTTAGGTTTTTACCTGATGATTTCATGGTTTTCAAGCTCATCAGATCCGTCCGTTCGATTCAAAATTTCCTTAAGGGAACGGTCAACGAAAACACGTATTTTATAGGGTCGGAAACCAGCCATCTTTTAGCCTCAAAAACTCCGTCGCTTTCACATTCAAATTCAGTGCTTTTCTGCGTTCCAAATCGTCAATTCTATACGCAATCACAATCCCATCGGAACGGACGGAATCCAGCGCAGCGTTCAGGTATTTTGCGCTCATGTGCACTTCATCACGGAGCATGTTCTTTGTTACTGGCGTACCGTTAGCTGACAAACGGTATAATGCGTCTGTAATCTGTTTTATGTCAGATTGCACACGGTTAGCTTCACTGATTTCTTTTCTTTCCTCTATGTTGGATTCCAGCAGTCTAACAGAGTAATATGGACTTTCATCAATCACGTCCCCATAACGGTTCTTCGATTTTGTTTTGTGGTAGTCCAGAACAGCTCTGACCTCTTGTATTGTTTCACTGAATCGCTTCTTTTTGGTCGCTAGTATTCTACCTTCAACATTTTCGTCTTCGAAGATAAACGCAGTGCCAGTTGCGTTGCCCCCCCATGCTGACGCACCCCTCGCTGATAAATCTTCAATCGCTGACGTCCTTGATAATGCCTTACTTGTGTGCCCGCTGATCCACGCAGGGATAAAGTCACGATACCAGAACTCATTGTTAATCACAGACATCAATCTTGCTGCTTCGGAGTTGTCGTTTTCATTCTCTAACACGAACGTCGCTGAAGCAGTATCAAACACAACCAAAGGAGGTATTTGGCGCCCATTGACTGTTACAATGTATTGCTTGGCGAACTCCGCAGCAAACTGTATCTCTTTATCCGTCATGCGGAACGCAGGAACAACATTGATCCAATAATCCCATTCCTCTTTGCCTTTGCTTGAATGATGGGTGCGCATGCCGTAACATATCCTGTCTGCTTGTGAGTGGTCTTCCGTTATGTAAATCACACGACGTCTGTGCTTAATCTTCAAGAACGTATCATTCGTTAAACCTGCAACTTGCAAAGCAAGAGGCAGAAGAATTGAGGACTTCCCCTTCCCTTCTGCCCCTGCGATAAATGTTATTCCCTCGCCAATGAATCCGTCAATCACCCAGTCAGGTTCAGGAAGATAATCATAACTCAGCTGGACTGGTTTAAACCTCTCTAGGAATTCAACTTTGCGCTTGTCTTTGTCTAGGTCATTCAGTATGTTTTCGCTTATTGTTGTGCGTTCATACTCTGGGTTCTTACTCGCTAGGTAATACAAAGTTCCTAACCCAATTTCACCCCTTGTGTTAGTGTGAATGTCGTTCCATTGATCTTCTAATTCTTTTTCATTCGCTACGGAATGTTTAATACCTGCGCTACGCTTGCTCCACTCGCTAAACAACTGATACCCAGTTTCAACACGAGCAAGAGAGAAGCAAACTTCAATCCAAGTATCACGAGGGCAATCAGGGTCAATAAATTTCAGCGCACGCTCGATGTCTAAAAGTTGCTCTGGGCTTAAGATCAGCGTCCCAGCGCCCATTGCGCTTGAAACTTCGTTCACGTTAAGTTCTGGGTCAAAATGCTTCTTAATAAACGGCACAAGGTCAACAATGTCCCCAGCACGTATGATGCGCTCAGTCACGGTGAAGAACTTAGCTCGGCTGTAATATTCCCAACCATGCTCTTTGCTCAAGTTCTTGTTCTTAAAGTATGAACCGTAACCAAGAGCGTGCACACCTTTGCCTGATGGGCTCAGCTCAACATAACTCGGCAGGGATTCCGCAATTTCATTGTTACCGTTTGCGGTGACTTTGTCTAGGTCAATACCTTGCCAAAATCCGTCACCGTCTTTGCCCAGCGCAAACCCTAAGCCTGTGTATTCACCCAATTTAATCGCTTGCTTCGCTTCCGCATACGTAGCCAGACGAGCAAGGTCTTCAGGGGTATCAAGAGTACCCCGCCTGCGCTTACCGCTTGTGTAATATGGGACCTTTAAAGTTCGGTCAGAATTATTTTCATCTTTTTCAAGTCTCCACAGCAACCACCGTTTCGCTTCCCTAAGTTGCAAAGGGATAGAGGGCACTTCACCCTTATCAACTAATTTTATTTCAGTCATTATTGTTTTCCACCATTGTTGAACAAATGAATTCCCTTAGGTGTCCCTATCCTATTATTGATTGCATGGTCAATGATGGTTTCGCCTTTGTGGGGCTAGGGATAGATAGGGACAACTAAAGGAATTCAAACCATGCTTTTTTATTTTGCCTTAAATATTTTTAAAAAACAACAAATATTTTAAAAAAGGTGTTTACTTCTGCGGAACAATGGTTTAAAGTATAACTTCGCTTCACTTTTAATAACGTAAATAAAGGAAATAATCATGCTGAACCTACCCATTAAAGTCGAATCATATATCACCGCAGACGACAATGCATACATTTATCATCTGCAAGACGGAAAAGAAATAGTCGTTTGGAATAAAAGCAAACAAGAATACGTATATCTGGCTGACGGCAAGCTAGCTACTCCCGCC